ATTTAATCTTTGGACAATCTTTTCTTTACATAATTGTATATTTGTTTAATATGAATAAAAGAAATGAGGTAAACATGAAACAAAACAGGAATGATGTAATATCATCACATGATGAATTTGAGGATTTTAAAAGAGAATTTAATCTTCAAAATAACCATATCGACTATATTATTAATGATGATGTTATTAAAGTAAACACATATAAGGTATCTGATGAAGTATTAGATATTATTGAGAATAACATCTCTAATGTAGAGCTATTCTATAGTAAGTGCTAGATTCTACATATGTTTAATATAACTTTAAACAATAGCCCTTTAATTAGGGTTATTGCTTAGGGTTATACCTAAGAGAAACGGAGATTATAAAATGGAATCTTGGAGCGTAAGAGAATTAGAAAAATGGTTGAAAGAATTTAATAATCCTAACAACTCATTTGGATATTTCACTAATACAGAGGCGGACTCGGAAACGATAAAGAAGGCGCAAGAACTACTAAAACAAAAAAAGAAAGGAAACAATAATGAAAGATAGATACGTTTTAAAATATACTTATGGAACGTCAAGAGCCCGTGATACTTACGGATATAATATAGTCAGATTGAAAGTAGACGGTATAAGAGTCGCAAGGACCTGCGGAGGCGGTTATGATATGCAAGGCACGGTTTTGGGAGATTGGATAAAAGTTGAATTTAAAGATAAACTTCTTAAATTTGACAAAACTTTTTATGGCCTTAAATACGTTAACCCTGATTGGAAGCCCTCAAAAGAAACACTAGAGCAAGAGAAAAAAGACGGATTTATTGGCCTTGCAAGATATCAGGACTTTCATAGCAGGACTTCAGACTTACCGACTGAAAAGCATACAATACCCATGATTGACGGAGGTTGCGGGGAGAGTAGCGTAACAGATATAATTGAGCATCTAGGCTACAAATATAACTCTATATCATGGAAAGACGGTATTTACACCGTTGAAAAGGCTAATTAACATGTCAGAAGCAACGGATATTTGTTCTGTGTGTGATAAAGTAGACGATTTAAGAAGCATGGAATATCTACGGCCAGAAATGCCTTTTGATGATAGGTTAATATGCGAGAAATGTAAAAGAGATGATAATCTCACAGATACAGATATAAAAATATTTATAGGTGTGTATGCAACATTATCTCTAGTATTTCTTGGTTTATTATTTGTGGGTACTATAATAGCATGAAATATTACACAGTTGATTATTGCTCTGTTAGCATAGAAGAAGATGATTACAAAATATTAAAAAAAGTCTATGAGGGCAAGAATCCTACCCAAGAAGAGCAAGATTTTTTTTATGATTGGGTTAGAGATAATGCGAAAATAGACCAAATGATATTAAGTGGTGAAGATGATGAATAACCTTAAATTTAATATCTTAATGGGTTGCATGATTATCATAGCTTTTATTTATACTTTAATCACAGTATAAAACATTATAATAAAAATTTAAGGGGCTATCCTGCGGGGTGGCCCTTTTTTATTTGACTTAATGACTGAAATAGCATATTAATTAGTTATGTTAAATATAAATGGCTTTTCAACTGTTAGCCAAAAAAGAACAGTGAATACGGAAACTTACAAAGTAAGTTCTCAAGATGTATATGAAACCTATGACTATGACTCAATAAAAGATGTCAAAGGCAACAGGCCTATCAATAAAAAAAATGTGGATAAACTAGTAAAATCCATAAGAGAAGAGGGACAACTAGTTAATTGTATGGTCGGTAAAGTTAGAGGTGTAGAGGGATATGTAGGGCTAGACATACAACACAGAAGACAAAGTTGTAGACTACTAGGTATTCCCCTAAGATACGTTGTCATTGATAAAGTTTTTGATAGTGTCAAAGATGCTTTGAGATACATACAAAATATAAATACAAAGCATACGCCTTGGTCTTTATTGGACCATTTATATTCTAGATGCGAGTTTTCAAAAGATGTTGAAAGCCACAAAAGATTTAGAAATATAATTGAGTTGGTCCCGGAAAAAGATTTTTTAAGAGATAAAGATAGTAAAAAGAAGAAAATTATTAATGAAAACATATCTTTGTCCATGGGATTAGTATTATTTTCACACTTTGCAGACGTGGGACACTGTACTTCTGATGTCTTTAGAAAAGATGAAGATTTACTTGTGGGAAAGTTTACGGAAAAAGTTGCATCTGCTTGTGAAGATTTACTAACAAAATTAAGAAAATCATCTCTGCATTGGACTAATGGAACTCACGCAAGACTTACTAGGAGAAATAAACCCGCAAACAGTATTTATATGCATGAGTATTTCATGAGAGATTTATGCCGGGCCCTAAAGTACGGTATTAATCAACACGGTGTTGCCTTTAGCCTTGAGGGACTAGATTCTAGATTCAGAAGTTATGGGAAAAAACTTAACCTTTGGGAGAATCATAGACAAGGCGGTGAGCTTGACAAGATTTTAGAAATATACAATCATAATTCTAAACCGCAATATCAAATAACCATGGGAGATATAATCTATAATGAAGAAAAAGAAAAAAGATTGACATAAATTATTATTTTGTTATCTTTTTTGTAGATGAAAAGGTTTTTAATAGCATGATTAAATTTAATTACCTCCTATTGGGAAAATCTGTTATTGTTACCGCTATTGCTTTTACTTTTCATTTGATTCATGGTACTCCTTGATGATATGCTAAACGACTGGGGGGTTACATTCCCCCTAGTTAAATAAAAATATAAGTTTGAGGTTGTGGTTGTTCTTTTAGAATCTCCGTAAATTTTCATTGAACTCCTTTCTCCACAGCCTCAAAGCAAAAGAAAGGTTATAAAATGTTCGAAATACTTAAAACAAGACTACAGATAATATCATATAGATTAAGAGACGCAGAAAAAAAAGTTAGCAGGCTAAATGAATCTAACGAGGATATCACAAAAACTTATGACTATTTAGAAATTTTAAAAATATTAGAGCAAACAGGAGAAATGGCCAGAGATTTAACAAAGTGTGAAGATTTAGAAAATGCAGAAAAAGAAATTAGTAGATTATGTGAATTTACTATTCAATAATCAAATAGAAGAATTACTAAAAAAAGGTTTTATAAAAAAATTAAAATCAAATGGTTCTCATGCATATGAGATAACTCAAAAGGGTATAGACTTTTACGAAAAAAATAAGTACATGCTGTCAGATGATTTGGTCATAGAGTGGACTCCTGAAGATGAAGAGCCAACAAAACATTAATTTTACCATACAAACACACACGAGGGTTTTTAGAACCCCCTGTATGCTTCTTAAAATGGACCAAAAAACCTTGATTATACTACGTTTTTAAGATTCTCATCTTTGAGTTGTTTTTTAACCCACTGCCAATCATTTGGACTGTATTCGACTTCAACGAATCTGTTGATACCGTTTTCATCAATACTATTCCTATCAAACATATTAATAAAAAAGTTGATAGACTTTTTAGTAATCCCAAATACATTCATAATTTCACCTCCCTTTAAATTATAAATCAATATCTATACAAAAATTACAATGGTTGGATTTTTGCAAATTTGACAAAGGAGATGATTTATTATAACATAGCTAAAGTTATTTATAGAAAGGATTTAAAATGAGTTGTATACAAAACGAAGCCATACAAGAACAGATACTTGAGGATTTAGAATCAACATCCTTACATGAGTTTCAGGAACTATTGAATAAACATAATTACAATAATTTAAATAATGAAATAGATTCAGTGGTTGCTGATATAGTACAAATATTATTTCAAGAAAGGAGTGTATGATGTTAGTAAACGAACAAATATCAGAATTTTATTTATTTAATGAATATCACTGTAAGACATTTAAAAATACTAGGGAGCCTTTTCCCTATAATACTCAAGCTATAGGAAACAAACATGAATTTTTATTTCTTTTTAAGACTTGCCCTACTAGAGATGCAGTAGCACAAAAGATAAAGCTGTTTGAAAAGAATAGATAATGGGTGCAGTAAAGCATTGGCTTCAAGATGAAGCAGAAAAATTTATGGATGAGATTGAATCCAAGGTAAAAAATAAAAAAATTACTAAAGGGTGTGCTTTGATGTTATGTTTAGCAGAAGAAAGAATAGCATGGGAGCTAGTTGGATTTGATGTGTCATCTAATTCAGAGTTAAAAATAGAATTAAATCAGTGGATTCAAGGTATTAAAGTAGAAGAACCATGGTGGAAAAAGATAAAGGATGTGAGGTTCTAATGATAATAACTGATAAAGACTTAGAAGGATTAACAGATATGCAAAAACTATTTATAAAAATATTATTAGAAATAAAAAGAAAGGGTAATAATTGAAAGAAACTTTAAAAGATTATGTGGTTAGAGTTAAAGAAACATGTATCAGAACATATATTGTAAAAGCTAAGTCTCCAGAGCATGCTCAAGACGTATACCCCTTTGAGGGCATAACTACTAAATTAATGGTAGAAAATCTCCCTGCACAGTTGGTAGATATAAGAGATAGAAAAGAGTTAAACAACGCATGAGTAGTACATCTATAATAATAATTTCAGTTTTAATTTTATTGTTTGTATTTTTTTATGTGCTTATGACAGCAGAAAAGAAAGATGATGATGAAGATTCGGGCTCGTGGTAATACAGTATGTAAGGGTGGGGAGGACATTAATATTATACCACAGATTTTAATTTTGTCAAATGGATTATAAATATCAATTACAAGTAGTTAAGGAGCTAGATGTTCAGGGCAAGCTAAGAATAGATTGTCCCTTTTGTTTAAATAGAAAAACATTTGAAGTTACCAATGACAATGGAAAGATATTATGGAATTGTTTTCATGCTAACTGTGATGCAAAAGGTATACAATCAGATGGATTCTCTAGAAAAGATATAGATGATTTTTTTGATACCACAGAGAATTTTCATAATCATAAATTTATTATGCCAAAAAGCTTTGTCAATTATGCAGTGCATCCAAAAGCTAGGGCTTTTTTAGATATGTACGGAATTACCAACACTAACGCTAGAATTATGTATGATGTAAAACAGGAGCGAGTTGTGTTTCTAATAGAAAGTGAAGGTGAAGTTGTCAATGCCATAGGTAGAGCATACGGAAATTTTACTCCTAAGTGGTTTAAGTACGGACAATCAGATGTCCCTTTTATTACAGGGAACAACAAAGAAATAGCTATTATCGTAGAGGATTGTGTTAGCGCATGCGCAATAGAAGTTAAGTGTGGATTCACAGGGATAGCTTTAATGGGTACTAGTTTACAAGATAGTTTTGTAGAACACATAGCTAACAGTGCAGATAATGTTGTTATTTGTTTAGACAGAGACGCAACTGACAAATGTTTTAGTATCAAAAATAAATTAGAATCAAAGGTAAATCCTTACATCTGGATGATAGATGAAGATTTAAAATACTTTGAAGATGACAAGATGAAAGAGTGGAAAGGAAAAATATGCAGGATGATTTCATAGTTTTATTGGCAGTAATATTTATTGTGATTTCTTTCTTTGCCTATATATTTGTGTTTCATGGGTAGTATTTTAAAAAAGAAAAGACACAAAGGCCGTAGGAAAATAGGAAGTAAAAAACGTAGAGCAAGAAGAAAAAGGAGAAAGTAATTGGGTACAAGAGGGGGCCGTGTTAGAATAGATGAAAATAGTTACGACTATAAAGCTAGAGATTTTATTACCGTAAAAAATATTGGTGATAAATTTAATTTGGAAGTACCTAAATTTGTTTTTGATACAATGAAAAGTAAAATAAATAAATACAAAATTGAAGACTTTGATAATCATGGCTCTGCAATAAATATGAAGAGAACAGTAGAAAGAGAGTTTGTAAAAATGGAGAGGCAAAGGGTAGATAAAGTATTTAAGAAAAGGGGGTGGTCGTATTGATTAAATATATTTTATTATCTTTATTATTAATTAATGGTTGTAGTTATAATTTTAAAACTTATAATGAAGAAAAAAATCAAATCAAGATAGAGCCGTTACCGGCTTTAATCGAGGAAGATGATTCAAGGTTAGATGAAATAAAACTAGAAATGGAAGAAAGGCTAAAGGAACTAAGAAATGAATAAATACTACATACAAAGAATAAGCGCAGAAACTTGTGAAGACATTATAAAAAAATATCAACCAAAAAAACAAGAGGATATAATTATTATTAGAACTTATGATGAGCCTTTGGGACTCTCGCCAAAATTAAGATTTGCAATGTCAGAAGAAGAGTATGAAAACTTTGTTAAATTAATAGGGTCTCATGGAGAGTTTGTCGATATCATAGATATAATTATAAGAAGAAAAGAAGCTCAAATACAAGATAAAATAGTAAACGGTATAGCTGAAGAAAATAAACAATAGTTATACTTGCTAAAATTAAAGGATAAGAATATGACCGAGGCAAACGGTAATGTAAGAAAGTATTTGCTGAAGTCAATATTGAATCGTAAATTTTACGATAAGTTTCTAAAATATAATTTAAGTGATGTTTATAATCACAATATTTATAAATGTATTCAAGACATTTACGATAACGATAAAGACTGTGAAAGCATATCTACTGAATATCTAGCAGATTTTTATGAAAGACAGTACGGTTCTCGCATGGGCTTTACTAAATTAAAATCTGATAAAGAAATAATATTTGGTTTAGACAGAGTAAAAGAACCAAATGATAAGACAGTAGAGTACATACTTAATTTAACACTCAAACAAAAAAAGGCTGAAGAACTTACTAAAAAAAGTTTTGCACTTGTCAATAACCCTGATAAATATGACTTTTCAGATATCAAAAACTTCGTAAGTAATATTGATACGGTAGGAAAAGAATACGAATCTAAAATAGAACCCGTACATGGAGACCCAATAAAAATATTAGAAGATGAAGGCAAAGAGGGTGTTATTAAATTTAACATTGGTATGCTACAAGATTCTACTAAGGGTGTGGGCCCGGGGAACTTTGTAATTATATTTGCTAGACCAGAGGCGGGTAAGTCAGCTTTTTGGATTAGTTTAGTAGCTAATGAAGGTGGATTCGCACATCAAGGGAAAAAATGTCATGCGTTTATCAACGAGGAGCCTGCTAAAAAAACTTATGTACGATTAGTATCTAGTTGTACAGGAATAAAAAAAGAACAAATAATTGAAAGAAAAGAAGAAGTTATAAATCTTTGGGCCCTAATAAAACATAATGTTTATGTTTATGATTGTGTAGGAGTAACCATGGATGATTTAAATAACTATTGTGATGAAAATGAAATTGATGTAATAATCATAGACCAATTAGATAAAGTTGGAATCTCTGGAAGATATGATGCACAACACGAAAGATTAAAAGAAATATATAAACAGGCAAGAGAATTGGCAAAAAGAAAAAATGTTTTAGTAATAGGTGTTAGCCAAGCTAGCGCAGAAGCACATAATCAACAAAAAGTAGATTTTAATTGGTTAGATAATTCTAAAACAGGAAAGGCAGGAGAGGCTGATTTAATTATTGGTATTGGAAAACCTAACGATTCTGAATTAGATTATGATAGGTCACTTTACTTATCAAAAAATAAATTAACAGGAGAACATGTTTACATTCCTTGTTTTTTAAATCATTTGCTATCGAGGTATGAATGATAACTACATTAGATATAGAGACAACATTTCAAGAAGGGGACCCAAGTCCATATAACGAAAAAAATAAACTTGTATCAGTTGGTATAAATGATGAATACTATTTCTTTGAACATAAAGATAATAGAAATGGACATGACAATCGTAAAAAAATACAAGACATACTTGATAAATCAAAATTAATAATAGGTCATAATTTAAAATTTGATATGAGTTGGCTCTATTGGGTAGGCTTTAAGTATGATGGTGAGCTCTATGATACCATGATAGCAGAATACATTTTACAAAGAGGTAATAAATTTGATAAGTTTCACAAACGAATATCTTTATCACTTAAAGAATCTTGTATAAGAAATAATTTACCCGTAAAGTCAGACATATTATCCAACTATACAAATGATGGTTTTAATATAGATGAGATTCCAATGAAAGAGTTAGAGGAGTATGGTAGAAAAGACGTAGAGATTACATACAAACTTTATAAAGCTCAGGCATTTAATTATAATAAACAGCATAACAAAAAACTCATACCCGTAAGAGTGATGTCTAATAGATTTTTAAAAGTTATTATAGACATGGAGATGAATGGTAACTGTTTAGATTTAGATTGTTTGTCTAAAGTAGAAAAAGATTTAACAGAGCAATATTACAAACATAAAAATCACATAGATAATATTACAAAAGAGGTAATGGGTGACACGCCTATTTTAGTTTCTTCAGGTGAGGATTTATCTAAAGTAATTTATTCTAGGCAGATACAAGATAAAGATGTGTGGTCTAGTATATTTAACATAGGCATTGATTCAGAAACAGGAAGAGCAAAAAGAAAACCTCATATAACTGACCCTGAGTTTAGAGGTATAATAGATAAGCACACGGATTGGGTTTACAAAACAATAGCTAATGACTGTCCTGAGTGTCAAGGATTAGGTTTAGTTAGGCACACAAAGGTAGATGGCACACCCTTTAAAAGTATGAACAAATGTAAAAAGTGTAAAAGTTTAGGTAAATTATATGTGGAAACAGAGGCAGTTGCAGGATTTAAAGAAAAACCTAGGGGAGTTATGGATGTTATTGAAGGTGGTTTTAAGACAGATAGATTCGCTCTGGAAAGAATTAGTAAAAACTCTGTTGGAAAAACAAAAGAGTTTGTTGATTCACTAGCTAAGTTTAACGGTGTCTCTAAACTACTTAATACTTTTGTTACAGGATTACGAGATAGTGTTAGACCTAGCGGTTTGATTCATCCATCATTCAATCAAATATCTACTGCAACGGGAAGATTATCTAGTTATAGTCCCAACTTTCAAAATTTACCTAGAGATGGTGGAATAAAAAAAATTATAATTTCTAGATTTGAAAACGGTAAAATATTTGAAGTAGATTTTGCACAATTAGAATTTAGAACTGCAGTGTTTTTAGCACAAGATAAACAAGGCATGGAAGATATTAAGAATGGTGTAGATGTTCATCAATTTACTGCAGACATCATAGGTTGCACTAGACAAGAAGCGAAGGCACATACATTTAAACCTTTGTATGGTGGAACTAGTGGTACAAAAAATGAAAGAAAATACTATAGTGCATTTTTAAAAAAATATAAAGATATTGCCAAATGGCACGTTCAACTACAAGAAAAAGCTATAAGGACAAAGATGGTTGACATACCTAGTGGTAGAGAATACTATTTTCCCAACGCTGAGAGAACTCATTGGGGCTCTACTTACAGCACTCTAATTAAAAATTATCCAGTTCAAGGTTTTGCTACTGGCGATATAGTTCCCATGGCATGCATAAATATTTGGAAATTGATGAAACAAAACAAAGTAAGAAGCTTGCTAATAAATACTGTACACGATTCCGTTGTTGCAGATGTCCATCCTGATGAGCAAGACCTGATGATATCCATATTTCAAGATGGATGTAATAATGTAAAACAATCACTAATGGACTATTTTCAATGTGATTTCAATGTTCCCTTAGACACCGAAATAAAAGTTGGGCCTAATTGGCTTGACTTGAATATAATATAATCTACTATAATAACAAATATCACACACAGTGTGGAAGGATAAAAAATGACTAACGAAATATCGAAACTAGAGGGCATGTCAAATGAAAAACTTATGAGTTTCATAGGGCAAGCTCCATCTACAAAACCCATGATAGCTACTTTAACTACTACTAAAAGTGGTGCTATGGATGATGAAAAAGGCAACCCTATTAAAGGTGGTTTGTTTTTAATAGAAGGAACTACCCACGGGATTATGATTGCTGAAACATTATTTTTCAGACCTTTATACTCTAACTATCAGTACAGAAAGTTTGACAAGGACAACAACGAGAATAATTGCAAATCAATAATGTTTGGAGATTCAGATTGGAACGCTGAGAAACCAGACACTAATGGAACAAGTGCTTGTGGTAGTGTACCTAAAAAACTAAGGCATACTTTAGACGGTGTTGAGGCACGAGAACAAGAAAAAGTAAAGTGTAATAAGAATCTTTGGGGTCTGGTAACAGCAAAGGGGGTAACTCTTAGCGGAGAAGAAGTATCTATTACAGAAGAGCCTATGCTATATGAAGCTAAAGGTTCTAATTTTATGCCTTTACTTGAGGTAATACGAGGCTTGAGTGCTCGTAACAGTGTAATGAGCAGATGTATTTTAGAATTTTATGGGACAGAAAGAAGAGTGTATGCAGAGGGCGGTAAGAACTCTTCACCTTATTATGTTGTAAAAATTAAAGATACATTTAAAAGAAAAGATTTGTCTGATAACGACTTACAACTTATCACTAAATTTAGAGAAACTGAAAAAGTTGAGAACGAATACGTTATGAGCAAATACAAAGAAAAAAACAAACAGAAGGGAGACGTTTTAGATGATGACATAGTTGCAGAACTTGAATCTACTAAATAATGACTTTTCTAGAAAGAGTTAAGTCTGTCTTGGTAGAGGCGCAAAGGAGACCAATTAAGATTCCTCCAAAGATTCAGCACGAGTTTGCTAAAGATTGTTTGTTAGCCGTACAAAAACAATTTACAGGTAATCGTGAATCTGATTTTAGGATTAGGATGTCTAATGTTGGTCGCCCTTTGTGTCAACTACAGATGGAAAAAAAGTATTCTTCCGATTCCAATGTTGGTTATGCGGATGATTACAATAGTAAATTAAGAAATCTATACGGAGATATAATAGAAGCAGTAGTTGTTATGCTTCTAAAAACTGTGCAAGTAAAAATAAATGGCTTGCAAGGAAAAGTAAAATTAAAAACAAAATACTTTGACATCAAGGGTACATATGATATTATAATTGACGATAAAGTTTACGATATCAAATCTGCTTCTAATTTCTCTTTCATTCATAAATTTAACAAAGGTTTTAAATCAATGGCTGAGAATGATGTATTTGGTTATCTGCCTCAAGGATATTTATATTCAAAAGCTCTTAACAAAGATTTTGGTGGATGGATTGTTGTAAATAAAGAAACAGGAGAAATGTTAGTTACCTCACCTCCTGATGATGACTCTGATTATAAAAGAAATGCTATAAGAAGAGCTAGAAGAAACATAAAGGCTTTGATGACTGATGAGCCTTTTGAAAGAAAATTTGAATTAAAGAATGAAAAGTTTAACAAATCAGAGACAGGGAATAAGGTTTTAGATACTGTGTGCACATTTTGTCAGTACAAACATAAATGTTGGGGAGATTCATTACAATATCTTCCACAGCAACAATCAAGAGCCGCAAATCCTCCTTATGTTTGGTATGCTGAAGTAAATAATCCTAGGATGGTAGAAAGTGACACGGACTAAAAAAGATGATACGACAATAAAAATATTTGTAACTCCGTTTGGAAAAACAAAGTTTTCTTGTAGGCTAGAGCCTAAATACAAACCTGATACACCAGAAAAAGAATTAGCATTTATAGTAGCTCTTGGAATAAGACAGTTGTCTAGAGATGACCCTGATTTAGTTTATGGGTTAGGGAGAAATGTTTATGATTTATTAAAAGAAAATAATGAATTAGAAAGTAAGATAATTAAATTAGACGACTGGAGGGATAAGTTAAACTAATGTCAGGTAAATTTGAATATATAAAAGGAAGAAAAAAAGAGGGCGATAGGATTATGAAATTTAATGGTGTTGCTGTTTCGTTTCAAGATGTAGCTAATATGTGTATATTTTTTATGAATAATGAAGATATATTATATCCCCCTGAACAGGGTTTTAAAGGTGCTGAAATGTTTAAGGATTATATTAAAGATGTTTTAGAAACTAGAGAAATACCTACTGATAGTAAATATAAAATTAAAAAAAATAAGTTAACTAAGATATCAGAAGATGGTGTGATATATGAGAATAATTAAG